GCTGCGGAATAATCCGTTACTTTAGGCATTACTTTAATCCTCCTTAAAATAAAAAGAGCCTTAGATTTCTCTAAAGCCCTTTGTAGTCACTGTCTAACAGTGCATGGTCTGTTACATATCCTAATCTGCTGATAACACTTCTTATAAAAGTATCTAAATGAGATACCTGCTGTCGTAATGATACAACTTCACTCTCATCAGCAAATATTATACGTCCCTGTATTTCTCTTCCGCTTGAATCGCAGATATTCTGTCCAGATGAGTCATAAATCGGTTGTAATACAGAATGTTCATTAGCAAGCTGTGAACCGAATTTACCAACATCTGCTCCAAGAATTTCTTCATATGCTGCCTGCGCTAAAGATGCTGAGTTCGCTGCCGCTGTTTCAGACTTTTTAGCATTTGTTGCTGATGCTGATGCGTTAGAAGCCGACGATGCCGCAGCATTCTTCGATGAAGCGGCTGAATCAGCATAGCTTTTCGCATTCACTGCACTCGTATTGGCTGCACTTGCAGAGCTAGCCGCACCTGAAGCCGATGATGCCGCTGCGTTTGCTCTTGAATTTGCTGTGCTAGCATATCCAGATGCCTGGCTTGCAGAACTTGCTGCTTTTGCAGCCGCATCAACTGCCTGTTCTGCATATTGCTTAGCAGTAAGGTATTCTGTCGTTGACCTTATGCTCTGTTCCTGTACAGGGTTGAAATCAATCTGCACAGCAATAGCCCCACTGGATACAATCTTATTGTTTAGCTCAATCTCTACAATAGGATTTATTTCTCCTGCTAACGCAGTCATCTGCTTTGTAACTTCAAAATAAACCGTATGCATAGCAGAATCCCATCCTAATGCTGGGTTATATACAAAGTTACCGTCAACCTTACCACATCTTATATTAACAGTTGCACCGGTAGGTATTGTATACTCAAGTCCATCATTATATAGCTTTACCGCGATAATCGGTAATCCCTGATCATACTGTACAAGATGAACCGGACGTACAATCTGCCGGGCTGTCATATCGGCATATGTATAATGTACAACTCTATTTGAGTCTGGTGTATATACCCCCATTCTTAATCACCTCCTAAATCAACGCCAGTCATCATTGACAAAAATTCCACATCAGAACGAAGCTGTTCTTGTTCAGAAGTATCTTGTGTAATGTCTTCACCTTTATCTGGCTTAGATACTTCATTATCTGCCTCGATTAATACGAGGTTCTTATCTTTCAATTCTGTAGTATTTTCTTCCATAAAACCTCCTAATAATCATTCCAACCTGCACCAATAAGAACGCCTCGTTCAAATTTGAGATATGCGTGTCCACTACGCCATCTAGCAGCGGTTCCATTATCATTCATAGAATCAATCTGTACAAAATTCATAGTTCCAGTTATTCCACCACCATTTTCCCAAGATACATTTTTGAGTTTATAGTAATGCATATCGACATTACATCCTAAATTTATAGTATCGGCATCATAGGTTGTATCATTTGAATTATAGCCATTTCTTTCATATAAAAGTTTAACTAAATAACTTTGACCACTTTTAGGCTGTGCAGCCCATGTCATATAATCGCCATCTTCATCTAAGTCGAACACAAGACCTCTACGATTGTCATTTCCAGTCCAACTATTCGTACCTATTTCTCCTATGTACTTATCGGCATACTTATAATGAGACGCCCCAGCATTAATATTGGCTTCTTTACTACCGGATTTACAATTAACCTGTTTAGCAGTTATATTTAAAGCGTTTACATATGTTGTTGTAACTGTATCCTTAGTGATTTTGGTCACATTAGCCTTTGTCTGATACCCTTTATCTTCAACAGCCGACATAGTTGTATATTTACTATCGTTCGTAAGTTCTGATACTTTTGTTGGAATAGACGGAGTGTCTGAAATATTTTCATAAGAAATCTGAACATCTTCTGACAATGTTATTCCGTTCCTATCAAGTCGAATAAGAACATTTCCATCTGTATCCTTTATAAGTGCCGTACCATTTGAGTTGTTCTTTCCGCCAAGAATCAAAGTGCCACCGTTTATACGATTTGCACTCATTGTCCCAGTTTTAACGAAATCCGCTACAATCTGACCATCCTGTGTCATAGCTAAAGCAAATGGACCATTATATCCTGTTGAAGAATATCCTAATCCACCTTTATTCCAGCGCCATACTTTCTTAGCAGTAGCAATATCATCTGTATCCATAATAAGAATTTCATCCGGATACTTTCCACCGGTGCTGCTGTGCATAATCACATAACCACCAAGACCTCCACTAATCAACTGCGTAGCATTCTCAATAGCCTGTTGCATAAATGTTTTGGTAATAGTATCAGAAATTGCCTGCTTTTGATCAGAAATAGTTGATACGAGATTTGTTCTTGATTCGCCAAGTTCAATTGATACATACTTATTACTGATTGCATCATATATAGTTTTTATACACTTTGCTGTAGCATTGACATTTAACTCTGGAAATTCAACGCCTACTGTATCACAAAGATGTACATCTTCCAAAAGTGCATATTTAGCATACTCAGAAGATTGTGATAACTGTACAAATGATACAGTCAATGATACAGCTGGTACTCCTATATTGTTTGCTTTCATATAAGAATTAGCTCTTGTTCTGAGCTGCTCTTGATTTGGTTTTTCCTGCCATTCCTGCGATAAATCCAGTGGATAAATCCTTGTAAAGTTATATGTACCAGATGCTTTTACAATCTTCTCATTTAACTGCACAAGACCTTCCTGCTCCGAATACCAGAATGGATAAACACCTGTATAGACAGAACTGCAATTCTCTTCCTGTTTCAAATCAGTAAGATTTTTTCCGTATCTGATGCTAACACCTCTATCAGCACCTCTTTTATTCCAAAGCTTTACGTTGAATTTATCAAATTCATATTCTCCTCCATACACATCAAGGATTGAACCATCAACGCCTCCAAGAAGTGAACGCATACTCGATGGTTTGAGAACTGTCATATTTGCAGTTGTAGTTTTATCCGTTGAAAACGAAAACGGACAATTGACCGCTGATGCAGATTTCATATTAATAAATGCATTTTGAACTGTGTCAGCTGCAAATGCCGATACAGGGTATCCAGACATATCGTAACTTATATGTTCTGCATTTACTGTTACAATTCCATTGATTGGCTTTGTAATTGCATAGATTCGGAATGGTTGCAAGTCAGAATAAGGATTCGGCTTTGCCATAATTATACGTCTAAGCTGTAATTCCTTATATCTGATACCTGTAACCGGATATTCCATTTCGAGTTCAAATTCACCATTTCTTTCTTCGGTAACTTCGCAAGTAATAGCATCGCTTAATGTGCCTAATCCATTCGTTGTGAATGATGTTTCTGTAGACTCATGAAGAGTAATCATAGTGTCCACCATTTAGGTATCACCTCCACACTTGTTATTCCACCAGAAAAAGAAATTTCGTTTTCACCTTTTATAAGCTTCGGAAATCCGTTGCTCAAAGTTACAAGTGAATTACAATTTGTAGTCCCTTTATAGGCATCCTGTAACTCACTATCAATTGTTAGATACGAACTAATATTGGAAATGGTAATAACGTAATCACCGATTCTCAGATTTCCCTTTCCAGAACCGTTCACTTTTATAATAGGAAGCGACTTGAATCCTGTGGGATTTCTTAATTTGCTCGTTGCTCTAACAATTACTGGATTATCACCAGATTTAAGAAAACGCTGAGGTTTACAATCAAATGCGACTGTAATACGCCCAGCGTGCTGTAATATGTTTTCGATTGTTCCGCCACTCTTATAAGCAGCAAGTCGATAATATTCCGGCTCATATGAATCTTCCAACTTAGCATATCCAGATGCGGAGTTAAGCCACTCCGAAATGAAATTTGCCATCATTATAAAATCCTTATTTTCATCACCAATAGCTATGTCATAACTTCTTGATACGTTTTTATATGACTCTTTATCGACGTAAATATCTCCGTTTCTTCCAGGAATATGTGTAACTTCATAGTCCTTTTCCGGAGTTTCATATCCAGGTGGGTGCTCCACTTGGATAGCGAATTCTTCTGATGAAATGCCATTGTAAATAATTACGCCCATGAAGCATCCCTCCTTTCAACTTGTCTCTGAATAATATTTGATACTTCCTCTGCAATTTCTTTAGGATTACTTCCTGTGATATTGAATGTATTTTCAAATGAATTTCCGCCGTTGAAGTTTCCAACAGCATCTGAAATCTTATCTAACACACTGAAATTATCAGTTGCTTTACTTCTTACTTCATTAATACGACTGCCGGTTCTATTGGCAATGTCTAATGAACCGGATAACGAATACCCATCAACACTCTTCATCATACTAAATAACTGATTAGCACCATTTTGAATATTTGACAGATCCATTACCGGTCTTATAGTAGGCTCTGCGTCTATATCCGAACTAACCAAATCTGCAATAGTTGAAAGTGTGTCAGACATTGCTCCAACAGCACCTTTTCCCATATCAACAGTAGCGTCAGATACTTTTCCGGCATAAGCTTTTACACCCTTGATAAAGCCTTCGTCAGCATACCTACCGATTTCAGCAAATACCCTCGATGGTGAATGAATACCAAGGAAATTCTTTACTCCATTCACAGCACTCTTTGCAGCGTTAATTGCTGAGTCAGCTAAATCAGAAGCTTTATCTGCGATACCATTTATAAGTCCACCTATAATATGCTTTCCTACATCTTTAAAGTCATCTATTTTATCATAAATAACCTGTTTGGCATCTGATAACAAGCTTTGAAAAGTCTCTTTTAAATGCGATAATTTATCTTTGATACCCTGAATCAATCCAGAATCCATTATTTTTGAACCTATTTCTTTAATATCAACAACTCCACCAGTAAGTACAAGAACCGCTGCACGAATCAATGCTTTAAACAAATTTCGTATATCATTTGCTAATCGCTCAGAGTTATTATCGATAGCACTAATAATTCCTTCGATGAAACTCAAGAGCAAATTAACACCAGACTGAATCACATCTGGTAATTTTTGAGCTATTCCGTCGATGAAATTTAGCACAATATCTATAGCAGTCTGAACCACCATTCCGATATTATCTGCAATTCCCTGTAGACATGCAATCAGAATATCGAATACAGCCTGTACAATTTCTGGCGTATGCTCAGCCAAAGTTTGAAGAGTTGTAACCAGCAATGTTACGAGAACTTCGACCAATTGAGGTACCACATTTGATATCGCCGACAGACAAGCAGTAATAATAACGACAAGCGACTCTAAAATTTGTGATGATGCCCCTGCTAATGCAACACAGAACTCAGCAATTCCCTCTGCCAATTTCACCAATACTGCCGGAATCAAATCTGCCACGCCTGTAATAATGACTGCCAATGCCGCTACAAGTGCTGTCGCTCCTGCTGTTCCAGCCGCAGCTATCGCAGTAAGTCCAACAGCAAGTGCCTGTAATCCAAGTCCAGCCGCTAATAAGCCTGCTCCTGTCGCAGCAACGCCTACGCCTATAAGTGTGAATGCTCCTGCTAACGCCAGAATACTTGGAACTATCGGTGATAATACAGCTCCTGCCACACCTATAATTGTAAATGCACCTGCTAAGGAAATTAAGCCTTTAGCAATTGCTTTCCAACTCATAGCTCCTAATATACTAAGCACTGGAGCCAATACGGCTAATGAAGCACTTGCAATAAGTAACGCTGCTGAACCAGCCAATGTTCCGTTCATAAGATTTAACGCAATCGACAATTCCGCTAACGCTACTCCCATAGTAACAAGTCCTTTTCCAATCTCTTCCCATGTCAAATTTCCCATTGTACTTAGAACATTTGATAACATTGTAAGAGCACTAGCAACTACAATAAGACCAACACCGGTTGATACCATATTTTTAGGCATTAATTTGATTGCTAATGCAATCTCTACCAATGCTCCTGCCATAGCAGTCAATCCCTTACCAATTTCATCCCACTGCATAGAACCAAAATCCCCTACAGCCGATGCCATAATTTTCATAGCACTTGAAATAGCAATTAACGCAACTCCTGTTGATACAACATGCTTAGCATTACCTGTAAGATTTGTAAATGTTGCAATTTCTGCAAGTAATATACCAATACTTGTAAGCCCTTTTCCAATCTCACTCCACTGCATAGAGCCTAAATCTTTGCAGGCAGATGCTAATACTTTTATAGCGGCTGACAACACAAGAATTCCTGTTGCTGTTGATACTGCTTTCCCACTAAATTTAGCTGTATTTAAGAATAAAGCTATCTCTGCCATCAGGACACCTACTCCAGTAAGTCCCTTACAAAGTTCTCCCCAGCTAAGTTTTGATATATCCTTGCAGGCAGATGCTAATATCTTAACAGCTGTCGCTAGAAATATAAGGTTAAAAGCACCTTTGGTAATTATCTTTTCATCTTTTGAAATAACTTTTGCAACTCCTGCCAAAACGCCAGAAATTACAGTAATACCAGTAAGTCCTTTCGCTATCTCATTCCAACTCAAAGATGCAATCTTTTTTAACGCTGATGCAAGAATTAACACTGAAACTGATAAACCCAACATAATTGTAGTTGTCTTTCCAGCTTTTTTAAGGTCTCCGCTTATCTTTGTAAAGATAGCCATAGATACCATAAGTTCAGCAAACAATCCAGTCATAGCTGTAATAGCTGATGCTAATTTTGCAGAATCAATAAGTGAGAGAACTACTATAGCCCCTGTGAGAATAGCAATTGCACTTGCAATCTTAATTAAAGTTCCTGCTTTCAATTGTGTCTGATATGCTTCAAAACAACCTCTAACACTATCAAGAATTCCCTTGATTTGGTCTGTTAGTTTCGTAACATCACTCACTGCATCTGTAATCCCTTTAAGAAATTTATTAATTCCAACCGCAATTCCAGCTAATGAAATTCCACTGAGAACATCGAACACACTTGAGAAATTGACATTATTGATATCTTCTACAAATCCACTTGCAAGAGTTTTCATTGCTTTTGTAATACCATTTCCAATAGTCTTTACACCATCCCATAATGCCTGGAGGGCTTGTAAAAACTTAGAATTTTCGAGTGCCTTATCCATTGCACCAATTGCAATTTCAACTCCACTTCGCATTCCATCAGCAGCTTCTCCAACTTCTGACATTCTTGTATGTACTCTTTCCAAAACGGAATGAATAACTGCAAATCCGCCAGTATCATATTTCTGCTTTATAGCATTTACGAATCTTGCGACTGCGTCAACAGCTTTGTCGATTAAATCTGTTGCTACTGCCACACCTGTTTTTATAAATTTAACAACTGCTTGTATAGCTGTGTTAAATATATTCGTTTTCTTTATAGTATCATCAAGTTTTACCAGCCAATCTCCAAAACGTGCTGTAACTGATAAAATAGAACTTGCTAAATCGCCAGTTCCACCTAAAAGAGAACCAACACCTTTCGCTACAGCAACGAAAGCCTGTTTAACAATGTCAATTACTGCAAACAAACCTTTAAATGTCCTCTTCAAATTTTCTGAATTTATATCACTTAGTTTCAGATGTGCTGTCAAATTTCTTAACGCATCTGTAATATTGTATAGTCGTTGTGCTGTCATCGGAGGGAAGATTTCGCGAAATGCTTCTTTCACTGGTTTAATAATACTAAGCACTCCCTCAAAAGCGTTTCTTGCCGCTTCTATAAGTGCTGTTCTTCCACCTAAGTCTTTCCAACCCTGTAACATACTATTTCTGGCATCCGCTGATGAATTTATAATCGCACTGAATGTATCACTCATCTCTGTGAGTAGCTCTTTCGCTTCTTCAAAGTCACCAACGATAATTTCCCAACTCTGAGTCCAGCCAGACTGTGCGGCTTCCTTTAATGTGTCAAATAACTGAGTAAATGTCTTTACTTTAGTAGCGGCATCATTTGCTGTCTGACCCATTTTGATTATTGATGCTATCTGTTCGTCAGTATAACCCATTGTTCTGAGCTGTTCCTCATTTAAGTCACCAGTAAACTTCGATAATGTCTCAGTTAAGATATCTGATGTCAGCCAACCTTTCTGTAAAGTTTCTCTGAATGACCCTTCATCTTTAATCATGTCGTCAATTGCTATTCCATGCACTCTTGCTGTTTCTTTTAAGGCATCCTGGAATACTTGACCACCCATACCAGCATTTACAACTGAATTCCAGTCCTGCAATTTAACTGTTCCTGCTGCCAATGCCTGTGATAACTGATACATTGCCGTACTTGCCTGCTGTGAATTTGAACCAGATACGGCGGCAAGGTTTGCAATACCTTTGATTGCGGAAACAGAAGTGTCCAAATCAACGCCGGCTGCTGTGAAAGTACCAATATTACGTGTCATCTCCGTAAAATTGTAAATAGTCATATCCGCATAGTGGTTTAACTCATCCAATGCATTATTGACCTGGTCAAGGGTCGTCCCCTTTGATGAGGTATTTGCTAAGATTGTCTGAACAGCATTAATCTGTGTTTCATATTCCTCAAAACCTGTTCTTACAGGATCAATAGTCAACGCCGACATAATGCTCTTTCCAGCATTTACTGCTGAATTTGTAATATTTGCTAAAGCTGTAATAGACATTACCTCTAATGCTGAAAATTTTGCATTAACAGTTTCAACAGCATTTGCTAACCCAGAAAGATTTATCTTACCGGAGGCTTTTTCAACACTTTCAAGTCCTTTTGTTGCTCCCTCCATATTCAAACTCTTTTTAAGTTTGTTTATCGAAGATAAGCTTGTCTGAATATTATTTTCAAACTGCTTATTGTCAAATCGCATTTCTACGACTCTTTGGTCAACAGTTGTACTCATAAACTTGTAACCTCCTTCCACGCCGACTTGACAATTTCGTCAAAAATAGGCTGAATAGCAGGATTGATATAATCTCGACCCTGTACCCAGCCTCCGTTACGAGTTCCATGTCCATACTGCAAGATAATTGCAATTGGAACTCCATTTTGAATATTCGTATTATAAAAACTAATAGATACCGAACCCTTCTCCTGTTTTATTTCGTAATTCCATGAATTTGCAGTTTTTCCAGTATCTCTCGGCGTAGCAGACGCAAGGGCTGCCACACCTTGGCGACCGTATTTATCAAGGTCCCCTATTCGTGCTACTTCTTCCACTCTTTCCAGATACCTGGTGAGTTTATGGAAATCGCCCTTTTGTCTGAAACTTATCATGATATATTCCTCAAAAATTATTATTTAGCAAGGAAGTTTTAATTCCATACCTGCATATAACATAGTATCTAATGTCATATTATTATACTCTGCCAGTTCCTGAGCCCTGCATTCATCACCTAAATAATCTCTTGCAATCTGACAGAATGATCCACCTGGCTCTACTGTTGCATATCTTCCATCTGTATTTTCCTCAGATGTATCATTGTCTTCCTCTGATTCTTCTGCATTATCCGAATAATATTTTGCTTCTACAGCTGCCTGATAATCAGCCCAGCTATATCCTGCGGATGCAAGTTTCTGCTTGCGTTCTTCCCCATTTCCATATTCGCCGCGATATATTGCATCTACTACAGACTCATCTATATCATCACTTGGTGTATTAGATGATTCATTGAGAATGCTGCTTAAATAATCATTAAATATTCTTAATCCGAAATCATTTATTATGTCTAATGTAGTTTCATAATAATCAGGAGCTGTTGCGTAATTGTAACCTACCCAATTATCATTTTCATCTCTATCTGTTCCATTAACAGCATTAGTGAGACCGTATAATTCTCCCTCAGGGGTATTGGCAGATGTGGCGTCATCGTAATTATTCCACTGCATCAAATCCAAATATCCATATAAAGCTCTTGTAACATCTGGATATTTTGCAAAACTGTCTTTAATACTCACATAATTTCCATCAATATATTCAGTAGTATCGCATTCAATATCACTTCCTTTTATTCCAAATAATGAAGAAGCATTTAAGTTCCACCCTGATTCTTTAGCTGCCTGTGCAATGATAACAGCTGGGCTTATAGTCTTTTTTCCTTCCCTTATATATTTCACACATGCATTACATACAACAGGTGCGAGTGTATTAACAAAATCATTAACGTGTTCATACTTAGTGTTTATTATTGGCATATCCATACTTATTCTCTCCTATCCTTTTGAATGAAATCTCTTTCTATTTGCAGCATTTATTGCAGCGTGCTGACGATATAGTTCCTGCTGACTCATTTTCTTTTTAGGTTGATTCTTCTCATTGAATACCCTTATCAAAGTAAGCAATCTGTTCAAATGCCATTTCTGACATTCCATAGGAATATTGAAACTAATCATCCAGTAATAAATAAGTTCCGCTGTAATCTGCTCTCTATTTGTTGTTACTTTCTTTTTTATTTCAGTGAACCAAGTAGCAGTCATTGGTAACGCAATATACCTGTTCACTTCTTCTATGTTTGCTATTGTTAAATAGTTGTAGCAATCGTCTGGTACATTCTGCGTAATGGTCATACATCGCACATAGTCAATAATTTCCGCAGTGGTTTTCTCTTTTTTGTTTATAAAAGGCTTATTCCACTTAGCTTCCCATTTAGCAACTGAAACCAAAGAATGCTCTAACTGTAATTTTTGTTCCTTTGTATAGATAAACTGTTCATTCTTTTCATCCCATAATTCAACTGAAGGTATTACGATATTAAGCATCTGTATACCTCCTAAATGAATTTACTGTGCCGTTCCCGAAACAACTGTTAAATTCTTATTCTCTGCTGCCGACTGTGCTGCATCATCCTTAATCTGTGGAATGATTGCATTAATGAAATCAGAAGCAGCATTAACATCTCCAGATAAGAATAATCTCTGAAACAGCACGTCATATGCCGGTGATTCTGTGAACGCTTTACTGATTTCTTCCCCTTTTTCAAGTCTTCTTCCATCTGCCGACTTGATGCCGTATGCAGATAAAATAATTTTCTTAAATGAAGTCATAATTTCCGGAACATTCTTAGCATTTACAATTCCCATGAGATACTCTGCGAGACCACCAGGCATACTTACCTCTAACTCCGTAATCTCTGTTTTGCTAAGGTTGAAATAATGGTCTTCTGTTCTTTCTGTTCCATTGAAATCAACATAAGTAATAGTTTCTTTATACATTTTGAATTTCTCCTTTCAAATAAAAAGCGACGCCAGCCGAACTGAATACGTCGCATAGACTGAATATTTAATTAACCTTCTGTTGTCATCATGGAAATGATTTCATCAGGCATTGGAAGTCTTGGCTCAGTTGATCCAGAACTATCTGTTCCATAAAGAATACCTTCCAGCTTCTGAAGCTTTGTGACATCCACCTTTGTTGAATCGAATGTCATTGTTGCTGTTGCTTTAAGCTTCTTGCCCTTAACAGCCGCAGTAACTTTAACAGGTGTTGCACTATATTCCCAAGACATAGCCAATGGTTCTGGACTCTCATTTACAGATGAATTTTGTTTCTCTGATGGAGAAGCAAGACAACCCCATACTAAGTGAAGCTTATAGCCATGGTCATTTGACTCTGTATCATTTCCGAGAATAGTCTTATATGCAAGACCGAACTTCTTACGGTTCTGCTGACCTGCATATACTCCCGGTGCAACCTCTACAGAACCATCACATTCTGCAAACTCATCCGGAGCCATGTATGCTTCGATGGTTCCTCCAGCTGTTTCAGCAGACATAAGATTGAGATACTCGATGTTATCTGCATAAATCTTATTTGACTCTGCTCCTCCAGGACTGTCTGTAATAGAACTTACACCATTCCAAGCAACACCCTTTGTGTAGCCATTTGTCTGAAATGGGTAAAGAGCGACTTCACTGACACCAGTTTCAAACAATCGCTCACCTTCATTATCCCATGTAAGTTTTGGCATGTTTATTTCCTCCTAATAATAAATTTCATATACTGTATGATTCAAATTATCCTTGGTATAGGCTGTATTGAACCCGCACATTGGTAACTCAGATACTTTGTCTACTATGTCGCTATCTGGATTACTGTCTATAACTGTCACCGAATAACGATTTGAAGACAAATAAACCCTGTCATCGGCGTGCCTCTTATCTTTTCCATTAAGGGCATACACAATGGCAGGGTATTTCATACTAACAGATGCTGGCGGCTGAAAATAAGCTCGACATTCTTTTCCTCTCTCTGGGCAATCTAATATGCCGCAAAGAATACTATGCAGTTTAAGTCGTCTGCTCATTATAAACACCTCCAACTGTCAGAATTAATCGTGGATACTGAACTTCTACGCTCGTAATTTTCCACTTAGCTCCCATAAATACGATATATCGCATATTCTGGAAATTCTCATAAGCAAACGGGTCAGCAATAATACTAAACTCATTTGAAATATTAAGGTTATCATTAAGTGATGTTCCAGTTTCGTGCTGAGCCTTACTCCTATTAACATCACCATAATGATTATGCTCTACAATATGGTCTGTCCATACACCGGGAGCTGTTTCTTCTGATACGGAATAACCAATTGCTCCAAAAAATTTACTCATTTTGAAATTTCCTTTCTAAGATTTATCTTAGCCTGCTAAGTCGCCAGTCTGCTGACCCTTAGTATCTGTGACATCTTCCTCAATAGCAATTGCTGAGTAGATTCTTGTAAGAGCTCCAGAGCAGCGTGTCTCAAGAAGTGATTTCTCCTGGTTGAAGTCGATATCGAACTGAGTGAAGTGTGTGATTTCTCCACCCTTTGTTGCTCCGAGAGAATAATTCTGAAGATTTACGACAAGAGCGATAAGCTTCTTTGTCTTTCCATCTGAAGTCTTTCTTGTCTTGTTAGCGAACTGCTCGGCTGTATTGATGCTGCCAACATTTAACGCTGTAGCAAGCTCAGCCTTAGAAGAGTAGATTCTTCTACCGTTCAAATCTCTTGCAAGAAGCATTACATTTGCCATATGAGGTGTGCAGTATAAGTCTGGTGTACCAGTTCCCTTATAGTTCTCTCTTGCATAGAGTAATGTCTGTACCATTGCTTCAGCGTACACATAGTTATCACCGAAGTTTGCTCCTGTATTTGTTCCCTGAAGCTCAGCCTTCATAGTTGTAATATCGAGATCGGTATGAATTGTGTAAAGGTCGTCATCAAGCCAGATTGGTCTGATATGCTCTGGGAAGATTTTATCCTCTGCACCATCATCACGACCGTCACCAATCATAATTGCCTTAGCAAGCTCCTCGTTAAGGTTCATACGATCAATGCTGTACAGATATACAACATAATCGAAATCAGTGATGTCAACAATGTCATCTCTGTTAAGTGCATTCCTTACATAAATAGTCTGTGGGTCTGTTGTTCTTCTTACAAGATTGAAGTTTCCTGCTAACTTCTTCTGCTTTCCTTTCTGGTAGCCATGAGCTTTAAGAGTGTCAATATTTCTGATATCAGCCTGTGTTGTTCTGATTCTTGACATAGGTGACTTATGTACCTTAGAAATAACAGTGCTAATCCAACCCTGATCATTAGTAATAAGCTCCGGTGCACCAGGTCTTACCTCTGCATACTCTGGGAAAAGCTTAGAAAGGTCTCCTGTTGCAACACCACTGCTAGTTGCATCATGCTGAAGTGCATTCTCCTCTGCATACATCTGTAATGCATTCTTAAAAGTACCAACTGTTCTCATCTTTGCTGTCTCAATTATAGCTACCTGGTCAGCATGAGAAAGTGTGTTATCCTGTGCCTGTACACTGTTCTCAAATACGTTATGTTTCATCGCCATTTTATCATTTCCTCCTTCATTATCATCTGAGTTATCATTGTTTTCATTATCTTCCATAATTGTCCCGATAACGGCATATACAGCAGTCTTCTGCTTTTCTGTAAGTGAGTCAAAGACATCTTCTACAGTCTCATCATCTTCGGACTTTTCTTTTTTCTTATCTTCCGAATCCCTAGTTTTCTCTTCGTCATCCGGTTTGTCATCAGAGTGCATAAACACTGTTACACCCTCGTCATAGCAAATAATTATTCCAGAACCATCCTCTCCATGAGCAATTACATCATCAATAAAAGCTCCAGGATTAGCCCCAGCAATTACAAGACTAACTTCTCTGATTAATCCATGGATTACATCAGAGCCTTTCTGCATTAACTGATTTGCAAAGATTGACAATGACCTCACATCGCCATGCTGCACCAGTTCTTTTGCGGTCTTACCTTTTTCCGTATCGTTAAATTCACAATACGCATATACACCATCTTCGCGATTTTCAAGATGTGCTAATCCAAGTACATCATCAACATCATGGTTGTGATTCCAAACAAGTGGAACTGTTTCTCCATTCTGTGACTTGAACGCATCTTTCTTAATTACACGACCATCGGTGCAAGTGAGATTATTTCGTGTGGCATAGCCACCAAAATCATACTTCATTTTGAATTTTTCCTCCTATATCTTGATTTTCATCATCAGTCTGAGTTGCGATTCCAGAATCAGATTGTGATATGTTACTATTTCTCAATTCGTCTGCCTTAGGGTCATCAGATGGTTTCCATCCAATTACCTGACGCATTTCATTTGATGATGCTACTTCATTTCTCGTAAACTTGTCCGTTATCTCAGCAATTTCACTTATTGATACAAGTTTGAATGGGTCTCTAAAGAACTTAATTGACTTATTCTTTGTACGAGCTGTCTTTGTAAGGAACTTACGTTTCATTTCATCAACAATCGCCGACAAAATGGGTTCTATTGTCCTATTGTAGTAGTTAAGCATTGTCTTCTCGTCTGCTGTTCCATCTAATATGCTCTGAGTGATACCTAACTGGCTATATAGCATACTCGTCAAATATTCAATCTGCTTCATCAGATTATTCTCAACTGAACGATTTAACTGTGTAACATGCTCCGTTCCATCAATATACGCAATTCCATACTTTGAGCCGGATAACTGTTCTTCTATATCTTTCCTTCGAAGTTCAGCCTGCTTTCTTCTTGCATCCGATTTGATAACATATGGTAGCTGGATAATTAAATCCAATTTTCCGGAACTGCTCTGTTCATCAACAGCATCCAAAAGATTCAACTTTCGAACCAATCTCTGCATTGTAGAATTCGGTTCATTAATAACGGCATAAAGCGGGTTTTCAATAATTGCTACGCTTCTCTTTGGCATAGTAATATTTTGTTTTATGCCTGTCTGTTCGTTATATACCTCCAGCTTTACATGCTGCGGATACCAATCAACCACTTTTCCTACTCGCATTGACGTTATATCAAAGCCATTAGATATATCTGGGTCAATAGTAGTATCAATCGGTACTATCGCTACTACACCCTCATCCATCATTGACATAACTACATCCTGTATGAATGCTCTTCCTGTCTGATCAAGATTTGCCTAATGATAAGCAATCATTAAGTCCAGATTTTATAACATTTAAAAACCGCCCTTCATCATCCAACTGAACATGCTGAATGTTAATGGCGGCTACATCTAAAGCTATTCGATTGTAAACAGAGGTCACGATAGAACGCTCATTTCCTCTTGTGAGTCTAAATCTGTCTGGTCGATATGCATATCCTCCACCTATACCATACTGATAATTGGCAGTGGGGGCTCGATTCAGAAATGCATTCCAGGCGTGTTTCAGTCTGGAGCCAACTGTTAATTCCATTTTGAATTTTTCCTCCTTATTCAAACATATCTCGATTGAGCTTATATGCAACATATGCATCCATCATAGCTGCCACTGCATCAATTTTCTGATCATATCTTTTCTTTAACAATTTACGGTTTCCGTTAGTATCCTCTAAAGTAATACAGTTTCCCATCGTAAATGTCATAAGCTCTTCATCGAACAGAAGCATTCTATCTTCTGATAATTTCTTTAATTCTCCAAGGGGAACTGATTCTGTCTTAGCTCCCTGGATTACTTTTTCTACACCAAATACACCATTTTCCTGTGTCCAACGTTCTACGAAATCTTTTGCGTTATATGGGTCGTACCCAAAACACCTTACATCGTAACCACTTTCAATAATGTAGTTGTCCAAATCTTCATATACATCCATCATATCCAGAACAGTTCCTTCCATAACAATAAGACTACCTTCTTTAATGAACTCGTCATACTTCAATCTCATTGCAGACTGTAATTTCATTAATGTTCTCTGTGTTATGTAATTTCGTGTCTTTACACCAAATGCACCATTAGATAATGGAAACAGAAACGTAAATGCACAGAAGTCATCTCCCTGTGATAGATCTCCACCTAAAGAGCATGGCAACTGCCAAAAATCTCTTTTTCGATGTGGCAGAGTTTCTTCATATGTGAAGTAATACGTATAACCTTCCATCGGCAGACCAAATCGTTTTGCAAGTATATCATTTCTTGCTGCTGGGGCTTTCTCTGCTCTTTCAACATCAAGCTGATACGTTTCATAGCTGACTGTCTTTCCTAAGTTTGGATTAGCCTTCAACCACATATCTGGATTTGAAACTTCTTCAACAGAATCAAGTTTGTACCACCAGATAGAAACATGAGGGTTAATATATTCACCTTTTAGGATGTCCTGCAATTCCATTTTGATTGTATCGCCAGCTCCATTACGGACTGTACCCTCAGAGCTAATAGCAACAATCAAATAATCATCTACCTTTGATGCACCCTGTTCAATAGCACCTATTACATCTTCTCTGATATCTCCGGATAACCATTCATCAACAGTTGCAACCTTGAGCTGCAATCCCTGTAGCTTGTCTATCCTCATCGGACGAATTTCCAATAACGAACCGGTAAGAAAATTTTCTATTCCTTTCTTGGTCGATGCCAATTTAACTCTATTGGCTTTTGAACCACTGGTATTCATTATTGAACCATCTGTAAGGAATTTATAAAATGGTCCTCTCGAACGAGTAATAGCTGTACGAATAGGCGACAGAACTTCTTCTGCCTGTTTCATTGTTGGTGCAGTTGTAATCTGGTGTGTTGTCGTGATATCGACATTAAGAAAATAGTTCTGTAAACAAGAACCATACATAGATTTTGCGGCACCTCGTGCTACTATGAGGTACTGCTTGTTAATAAGCCTTTTTCGGATATGTTTTTTAACATAATGTCCGCCATGACCATCTTCAGACGGTTCATAGACACTTCTTTCAACGAAATAATACCAGCCAAAAATTTGTTCAGACCATACTTTAAACGAATCAAGAAGATTCAAATCAGAACCATCGGTAAGTGTTAATTCGTTTTCGCAATATAAGATGAATCCTTCTACTGCTTTGTCATCATAATAAACACCAGGATTTGCAATAAGGTCATCAATACGGTTCATCTCCATAGAGATTTCCTTATTAACTGGTATCTCGCCTCGAATAACGGCATCTCTAAACATGCCGTAATATATCGGGACGGCTGTGTTCGATAATGCCATTTTGAATTTTCTCCTTATTTACCTCTTAATTCTTTGATACTAAGAGCAATTGCTAATGATGACCCAGTAACAGCTAATACATCACCTGCAACTGAAAGTACATCCTTAACGCATTCGCGACCTTTAGAAATCTTAGGTTCTTCGACCTCTGAAAACAATTTCTGATACTGCTGCTCAAGTAGTTCACGATTAATTCTGTCTCGCATTTCTTTATCAGACATATTTGATAAATCCATACTTTTTCGCTTAGATTTCGGGCGTGTTTCACTTTCCATAGACTTCAACTGCCTAACCATAGAAGAGCTAGTATCAACAATTCTTTTTTTTCGCTCAAGGTCTTCCCTTACCCATCTGTTAGGGTCTGGATTACTTGTATCAATTCGGTTATCTTTTTTCTTTCCAAGATTTTCTCTTACATCTCTATCATATCTTTTCTTCCCTGCATTTGTTAAGGAACCATCTTTGTTCTGATAACGACGAACACCCCATCTCATACCTCTTATACCGTGATGGTATAGTTCATTATCCATTTTGAATTTTCACCTCCCTGTCTCTTTGCAAATGAAAAGAGACTATGTTTCCATAGTCCCTAGTCGTTTTAGATTATTTACTTTAACACTTTTAATTCATCCAAAATGTCTGCCAATCTTTCTCCATTGTTCTTTCTCTTATCAATCTCAATCCATTCAGCGTTGGTTAATTCTCTGCGTAATCTCCAATAATGTCCCAATGACCTGTCATAGCAATACAAATCTTTTAAATCCTTCTCCTTGTGCATACTCACATGTTTGCTAACTGCCTTTATTCCAGCTGTCGTGCAACCAAGTAAAGCCGGTCCAACAAGAAGAACCACTTCTTTGTTATTACTAATCCAATTCATAGTATTATTAATTTTACTTTTAAATCTTTCTTTACGCTGACGTCTCTTTTCCTCTTTCTTGAAATCTACAATTTCGACTTTGTTCTTATTAAACATAATAAAATCTCCTTTCATGAGTTAAAGCTTATCTTTCTCATAAGAGGGGATGTAAATTACACGATATTGACAATTAGCAGCCAACATATTAGAGTGCTAATAGATAACTTCCCAACCTAAAAAGACCGATGAAATACCACATAAGGAGATGTCCATTATAATGAATGAAAATCATACCAAAAACCTGGTCAAAACAAATAAGAATAACCCGATTCTACAATCGGTTCAATGTTCTCATGTGTTACCTAATTGCATAAATGCAATAACTAAAATGTTTCTAGCTAGCACAAGTGCTATTGTCATATTAGGACTGGCTAGCAAAAATACAACTGATGCTGTTCCAATGCTCGATAATTTTTGCAAAATTGTCAACTCAGCATCGGAAAAACGTTAAGTTTTAAAACATCATTTTTCATCGGTCTTTTATAGGGGGAAGAAGAAAGAGCCTCTGTTTATGAGACTCTTTTTTTGAATTCTTCTAAAGGAACATCCCTTAGACTATCAAGTACATCAGTTACTATTAAAGTGCTTATATTGGTACAAGACATTTTATTTCGTTTATTAACCATCCATAGTGAATCACCACAATATCCAGGTTTATAATCAGGAAATACATAATAATATTCTTTATCTTCCTGAACATTATGTATTCCACTAGGATCATTAAATACATCTTTTATGGTATATTGTCCTAATCCTAATAATTCCACTCCGTCTTTATTCACATCCATAGAATGCCTCCTTTCATAAAAGACTATGCTATTTTAGCTTGTTTAAAATTCCAATAATTCTTTAATGCCATCAAAATTGATTTCTGCATTATCAAGTCGTGCTAATGTTAAACCACCATTCGTATCTATAGATTTCCAATATTTACTAACTATATTGTCATCTCTATTCATTTGTCCATCAAAGAATTTAACAACACCATCTTTTATAGACCAGTTAAATGCGTGACCACCACCATTTTTCCATTGAATAGAACAGACTCCAGATGCATTTTGACCAAACTTATTAATCAGCATTTCTGCGGCATCCTGTCTCGAGCGACCAAATTTTCCTGCTGAACCTTCAAGAACTTTAGCTCCCTTGAAACAGGCTTCAACTTTGTCACCTAATTGCTGTGGTTTTCCGCCAGTAGAACCAGCCTTTACATCCAGTCCAGCTTGTCGTAAGAAAGTTGTAATACTACAAAGAGTGCAGTTATTACTGTAGTTCTTATTAGTTCCGGAATGAGAATTAACATTCTTTAAAGTATCCTCTAAAGATTCACCCTTTGCTAACTTCTTGATTCCATTAACTGTCTGAACAGTCTTTGTGGTTGACTTAGAAGTCTTGCTAAATAAGTCATTAACTTTCTGTTTACCAATATCAACTTTACCCGATTTCTTCTTACCTAGTAATTCATTAACTTTGGTTTTGCCAGTTTCTACATACTTATCAAGCTTTCCAGATTTAGCCAATTTATATGTACCATAAGCAGCTAAGGCTGTTGCAGTAGCGGCTATTCCTATCTTGATAGCTTTCTTTTGTTTATCGGATAAGCCATGTTTCTTATTATCATTTTGACTGTTTGAATCAGACTTGTCAAGAGACTTTCTCCAACCGGCTTTCTTTTCAGATGCGGAGTGGTCAGATACTCCAATAGGATAAGGTGGACCGTTCTTTCTACCCCACTTCATACCTAATATTCCATGATGAGCCAGAGTATTATTTGGAAGGCTTTGTGCTGTTAATATCATACTCATTCCTCCTAATGTCTATTAACTTCATCCCATGCATAATCAGCCCATGACCAATCTTCATGTATATCAGATACTTTCTTTGTTCCATTTTTCTTCATATACTGATTAGTATATTTCTTACCATTATCAATATATACTGTTTGTTTTGGTGTATCTTTTAGAGAATTGATAGTAACCGCCATTACAGATGCTGCACTGATAATGCTAGCGACTCTTTTTGCATTATTTTTTATTCTTTGTCTTTTCATCTGAGCACTATCTTTAGCAGATTGTTTTCCACTAGATTTTTTCTTTGACGTATTTGCCCTCCTATGTCCCCACTTCATACCAAGAACACCATAATGCATTAATTCATCATCCATTTTCACCATCACCTCCTATTTTTTTTACAAACAAAAAAGAGACTATGTTTCCATAATCTCTTAACATTGAAATTCTTCACTATACTCATTTTCTATCTGTTATCTCACTTGCTATTGTTCCCAAGAATGGGGCTCCAAGACACACTAGTAACATCAGTGCGTTTATCTTTTCATTATGTGCATGTACTTTTATAATATCTATAGCTTCGCCTCCATTGGACATTTTCTTAACCCAACCTTTTTTTCTATAGAATCTATCATTTCTCTGTATCTGCCATCTAAGAAACGCATTTTCTGTTAAACGCTTTCTTGCAACCTCTTCAAAAAACTTATTAAACATAATGTTAATCTCCTTTCATGAGTTAAAGTTGTCTTTTTCTTTCCATAATAGGAGATGTTTTTATTGCGAATAAGAAAATTGAAAATAAAAGGGTTATGAGGAGCATCGAACTCTCATAACGGCGGTAGAATTTAATCTACTACATTCGTGTCACGCCACTTCCTTTTCTCTCATAATAGAATATGTAATTTTTGCGAAGCTTATCTTGACATCTTTAATCATTTGTCATACCATATATTGTGTAGTAGGTTCTAAAAAGCACTGGAGGTAGTATATGATTAATTATTCACAGTTTTATAAATCGTCAAATAAACAAAGCGCCTTAATTCCCGCATATCTGACATATTGCCTAGACTCCCAATCTAATAAGCAACATAAAAAATGTAATAAGTATAATTCTATGCACAACAACTCAAATAACAGCCTACAATGCTTTTCAGAGCCTACCACACCCTGAAATAAATTCTTTCAGTCACTATATTTGTATTACATCATCAAGAATATGAATGAATAATATGTAAGATGTCCGTTCAACTTTCTTTGTATTTTTATTTATTACATAAACCAAATTTGCATATCTATCATCACTTTCAGGAACAACCATATAATAGTTCTTCCAAATATATGCTGATCTGATTTTATTTTTTAATATCTCCGATAGTAGAATAACATCTGTATCATACACTCACACATATTCTGTTCCTTCCAATATACGTTCCATATCGACGCCTCCTTTCATAATCAGAAAACTCAAAGAGCCTCTGTTTATGAGACTCTTTTTCTGAATTCTTCTGGAGTTATTTCTTTGGCTTCATCAAATACTCCTGCTACAAACATATCAATTATTGTGGTCCAATGTCTTTTATTATCACCTTTATTAACAACATCCCAACGATCAGATGAATAATCAGAATCAACACCAACATAATATCGATCTTTATCTTCTAAAACTCTGACAATTTTTTGTTCCAAAAGTTGTTTTAATGACGATTGTTCATAATCGTATATTTTTAATTCTTCGTTTTTTGCCATAAAAATTCTCCTTTCATAAAAGGCAATGTTAATTTGGCTTGTTAAAATTCTAATAGTTCTTTAACACCATCAAAATTAATTTCCGCATTATCAAGTCGTGCTAATGTTAATCCGCCATTCGGATCTATCATTTTCCAATAGTTACTAACTATATTATCGTTTTTATTAGCTTGTCCGTCAAAGAATTTCACGACACCATCTTTTATAGACCAGTTAAATGCATGACCACCGCCTCTTCCATTCGGCGTATATTCTTTTTTCCATTGAATAGAACAGACTCCAGATGCATTTTGACCAAACTTATTAATCAGCATTTCTGCGGCATCCTTTCTCGAGCGACCAAATTTTCC